GAATTTGATGATTACATTTTAAATGCGCCAGAAGAACACTTACAAATTGCAGATAAAAAAGGTTTGTTAGATTGGAAAGCTGCAAGACAATCTTATAACAAACTTAAAAAAGCTGAAGTTTTTGACGATATGCTTGAAAAAGCAAAAATTGAAGGTAAAAATTTATACACCAAATCTGGTGAAGAAAATTCACTTGCTAAACAATTACGCCAATTAACTAATAATCCAAAAAGAATGAGAACTTTTACAGCACAAGAGCAAGAAGAAATTAAAAAAGCTGCTCGTGGTGGAAACATTCAAAATCTTTTAAAAGTATTTGGTAAATTTGCTCCAGACAACCCAGTTGCAGGTATTCCTGCTTTTGGTGGAATGGTTTTAAATCCTTATGTTGGAATTCCAGCAGCATTAGCTGCAAGTGGATCTAAATATGCTGCAACACAAATGAGAAAAAATGATGTTGCCGTTTTAGCTGATATGATGCGTTTAGGCCAAAAACCAGAATTAACAACTAGAACTGCCAAAGTACCAGCTACAGCATTGCGTGGCTTGCTTTCTGGCGCACCAACACCTAAAGGACAATAATGACAGTCTTACTATCCCCAATAGGTAACTCAGTTACCCCATTTTTTAATAATAATGGCGTTTTATTGTCTGGCGGTTATATTTATACCTATCAAGCTGGATCATCTACACCATTAACTACTTATACAGACAATAGCGGATCTATTCCTAATGCTAATCCTATTCAATTAGGAACTAATGGTATCCCTCCATTTGAAATTTGGCTTACATCTGGCACATCTTATAAATTCGTATTAACTGATTCAACAGGTTCTACTTTACAAACTTATGACAATATCTATGGTATCCCTGCTGGGACTTCTAGTTCTACTAACGTGCCTAGCGGTGGAATTATTATGTGGTCAGGATCAATCGGTTCTATACCAAGTGGCTATGTCATTTGCGATGGCACTAATGGAACTCCTAACCTAGAAGATTCTTTTGTTCTAGGTGCTGGTAATACTTATGGAGTAGGCAATACAGGCGGCTTTGCAAGTTCTGGTGTAATGACTTCAGGAGCTACAAATAAACCACTTTACTATGCGTTAGCGTACATACAAAAGACATAATCATGACTGAGTTTGATCCAATAAAAGTAGGGGTAATGTGGCAAAAGGTAGAGGCTATGGAAAAAGAAGTTGCTGAAATGCGCCACGATATTAAAGAGTTGCTTGCTATGGCCAATAAAGGTCGTGGTGGCTTTTGGGTTGGTATGATGGTTGTGTCGGGTGTAAGTTCATTTATTGGCTTTATTGCTCATTATTTCAGCGCAAAATGATATATGACCGATCCATTCGCACAAGGGGTCAAAACTCTTAGCGAAAGCCTTAATGCCACTCAGAAAGCTACTAAAAGCCTAACGAAAAGCATAGAGGACATTCAACAAGATGGATTAGATATAGCACAACGCAAAGCGCAAGAAAGGCGTAGAGCGTTAAAAGAAGCAGAAATAAAGAAGCAAACAGCGTTGATTAAAGCGCTGGAAGATTGGAAACATAAGAAGCAAATTAGCGAAAAAGAAGCACAGTTAAAAATAGATTTTGTAAAGAAGTATGGCGCTAAAGAATGGGAAGCAGTTTTGAAGATAAAACTAGATATCGAAAATCTTGAGCGTAAAGAAAATGAAGCATATCAGCACGATGCACAAGCAATACAGCGTGTCAAAATATGGTGTTGGATAGCAGCATTGATAGTAACATTATGGTTAAAGTTCGTTTTAGGAGTGATTTAAATGGGTGACATATTTACTCACATATTGACAGGTAAAGACAATCAGACTCACGACATTGCAAAATGGGCGTGGATGCTTGGTTTTATTTTAGTAGGCGCAGCAGCAATATATTTAATCTACTCTGGTAAAGAGATTAGCTTAACTGAGCTTGCTGGCGCATTGGGTATCGTATCTGGTAGTGGCGCAGCTTCAGTAGCAGGCAAACACATGGCAGGCGCAGAGCCTGATGCCCAATGAATTTTATATTTTCTCTGTTAGGCAATATTGGTGGACAAACTTACATTTATATTGCTCTTGTATTTGGCGGTTTTAGCGCTGGCTTTTATGTTGAGCATTTGCGTTTTGCTGATTTCAAAAATGAGGTTGCGATTGTTGCGGAAAAACAGGTTGCAGAAAACAAGGCAAAAGAGAAAGAACAACAATTAGTAAATAAAGGAGTAGAAGATGCTTACAAGGCTAATCTCAGTAATATCCATAATTTTTATAGCGGGATGCTCAACACCAGTAGCGGTGCAATGTCCTCCGATGCCAACGCCACCATCACAGTTAATGGACAAACCCATAACATTCTATCTTTTGCCGAACAATGCGCCAGCACAACAGAACAAGTAATAGCATTACAAGATTGGATTAATCAACAAGTAGGTTTAGATGCAAAATAACTTTAAAAAATGTCTTGAGCTTGTATTAAAAAGCGAAGGTGGATGGGTAAATAACCCTAAAGATCCTGGCGGTGAAACCAATCTAGGCGTGACTAAAAAAGTCTGGGAAGAATGGGTCGGGCATGAAGTTAAGACTATGAAAGACTTAACGCCTGAAGATGTAGCGCCTATGTACCAAGCTAAGTATTTTATGGCTTGCTATGCCAATCAATTGCCTGTAGGGATTGATTACATGGCATTTGATGCTGCTGTGAACATGGGGCCTGGTCGTGCTGTAAAGCTATTACAAGAGTGCCTTGGTTGTGTTCCTGATGGGACTATTGGCCCACGCACTATGCAGCTTATAGATCAAAAAAAGCCTGAAGATATTGTAGATTTGTATAGCAAACGTAAAACTAGTTTTTATGAAAGCCTTGCTACTTTTGCTACCTTTGGCAAAGGTTGGTTAAAACGAGTAGAAGATGTTAAATTTAACGCATTGAAAATGATTGGAGAAGCAAATGGCAACTAATTTTAAAATTGAAGGTAAAGAGCATAAGTCACCAAAAGGTCATTATGTTAAAGAATCCCCACATCGCATTGAAAAAGAAGTAGAGCGCTTAGAAAAGAAGCTAGACAAGCATATTGCTTTGCCTATGGAAAAAGCGCATCACGCAGAACATGGCAGCAGTCAAAAGGAAGCACCACTTCCTAATATGCGTAAGTATTAAAAAAGGTCGGTAAGATCGACACGTTTGAACATACTAATGGGGCAGTCGTAAAAAAGCTCCCCATTAGGAACATAAAAATTCTTGACCTCTATCAATGGACAGCCTTTTATCAAGTCTGCTTTCACCCAATAAGCATGAGATAAGTCCTGAGTTAAGGCAAAAAATAGAGTCGGCAGATTATTTAGAAATAGTTTGTCTTTCCTTTGCCCTATATGAATACTACCGTGTTGATCAAAGCCTTCTTGACGAACTTCTACCTCAAGCGCACCAACTGGAACATTTGATTGAAAAGCGATTAGATCAACTCCATACTTATTAGGGTTATCCCTACAATCAAAACCCCATTTCATGTTGCACCAACTTGCTACGGCCTTACGAGCTGGCGCATCATAAACATCGTGTAAATACTGATTAAATGGTTTATAGGCTGACATATCGCCAGAAACCATAGGCAAAGATACCTACAAACACCATAGCCATTAAAAAGCCACTAAAACCATCATAGCTGCTTTCTTGAGGTCTTTCTATGGCACTAGCATAGTCAGCATCTTTAAACGCTTCAGAAGCGCTCCTATACGTTTTACCCATCATTCCTAATGATCTAGTGCTCATTTCTCTTGTGCCTTTCTTAGTATTGCTCTAGCAAATTCAACAGGGTCATACGCCCAATCGCATTTATACATAACTTCTTCTATTTCCTCATCTGTTAGTGTCTTTGCTGGATAAGTGTAGAGTGGTGTTTCGGTTACAACTGTTCCAGCCATAGGCTCTCTAACAAAAGTTAATTTTGCACTTCCGTTTGGTCTTTCATACATCCACGCTACTGGTTCATTATTCATATCTAATTTCCCATCATAGGTTCTTAAATCACGATTAGTCAACGTTGTATGTAATTGCAGTTTCAACGCTTCTATTTCAGCTTGTTGCTGGCGTAGCATAACAGTGGCGTAATCTAAATACATTTGATGGTCGTTCATAAATGGTGCTACATTTGCATCAATAAAATCGGCTAACTGTAGTGCTGTCATATAACTT